ACAAACGGCTTTGTCTCAATTGGATTTAAAAACTCTTCTTTATTCTCTTCAGTGATAAATTTCTCATCACCATTTTCATCTATAAATTCAGACTTACCATTTGTCGTGAAATGATACTTATCAGTCCACCAAATATAATGCTTTTTATCAGTCTCTAAAGGATCATTCTCATCTGTCTTTGTATCTGCAATTGCTTGATCCTTGCCGTCGCCAAGTCTTTGTAATTGAGAAGTGTTCACGCCTCGACCTTCTCGTGCAGCATCTATCGTTGAAAACTCTCTAGCCTGCTGATCAAAGTCCGATAAAATATAAACCATTGGACGCGTTCTATCCCAGAATTCCTCAACAACATCATATAAATACGGAACCATTGGCGAAAGTCTAATTCTCCACTTTTCATTGCCCTCTTTATCAAAGAAAGGACAGGGCTTAATGTACATCTCTGTATTTCTCTGGCCCTTAAGATATCTGTTCGTAGCCTTCATATTCGTATCAGCATCAAGCTCATCCTCTAGCCTAGCCATTTTCTCAGTCGATTCCTTATCAATATCTCCACTATCTGTACGGATTTCTCTCCTTGCGCCATTTGCATAAACTCTCGCAAGCTTATCAATCACCTTCCGGTAAAATGAAATATTGCTAAGCGAGTATCTCATCTCATTAACAGTCGATCTATCAAACTGTCTTTCCAAATCCTCAATCACAAATCTAAAAGTCTTATCACGGTAAATTAACCAGTCCTTAAAAGCCTGGCTTTTTCTATCTAGATTTTCAGGACCGTTGATTTCTTCTATGATTTGTTGTCTTACTTGAATTTTCAGGATGTCTTCTTCATTTTTGATGCGCATATTTACCTAATCCTTTGGATGCGGGTTTCAGGCTTCTTGCCAGAAAATGGAAAGAGGATGTCAGACATATAATCAAACCCGTCACTATAATGTGTCAATTTTTTATTCTTCTTTACCTTTTCTAGAGTAACAGGATCTAACTCGACACTCATAAAATCTTTCTTTAATCCTGGACATTTATCAGGATTGAGCATTACAAATCCTTTGTTTATAATATTGTTCACATTCAATTGACGCTGTCTTACTAATGGAGCCTTCGCTTTCTTCTTAATTATAAAACCGTGATCTTCTAAAATCTTATGATCTGGCTTTCCGTTCGTACTTCTAGCACGTCCAGCTGGATCTGGATAAACCACACAAATGTCTGGATCATATCCCCTTTTCTTTAACGCTATGCATATTTGATTTGTATCTGCTCCATCTTGATTTCCTGGAATCGTGATCTCATCAAAGGCAGTTAACTTTCTTCCATCAAAGTTCCAACAAACTGCAGTCATCGGATCCACGTTGAAATCCATAGACACGTGAACTGTTGCATATTCATGTTGTTTGATTTCCTTATCTAAATGTTTGTCTGGATCATAGGAATAATAAAATCTGTTCCCAGTCATGTTGATCCATAGACCTTTTAAATAAGTATCAAGCATTACATCATCGTAAGAATCCTCAAGACTCTCAATATAAGACGCATCTAGATTGTCCATATTATCTCTAGTATCACCATAAATAATTCTTAGATTTTTCCAGGGCTTATCAATAAACACATCGTAATATTCAGATGCCATTCCTTCAGGTGTTCCGACCGATGCAATCTGTGGACACTTGCTAGCTTTAAGTCTTACTCGACCTATAACTTCCTTGTACCTCATCAACGGCATCAATGTTAATTCGTTAATACAAGCATAAGCCCAGTTTGGACCCCTTAGTTTTTTCTCTGCAGTTGCGACCCACAACTTACCCCGCGACCATGGAAACTTAAAATAGTGATCTTGTCCGTTATAATAAAATGACTTTCCATTGTCGTGAAAAATCTCTTCAAATAGTGGTAACAAATCTCTTTTAAAATCAGCATAAGATGGACAGACTAGACCACCAGCTAAATGTCTATTAATCGCACTTAACCTTAGAGCTTTCATTACTAAACCATGAGATTTACCTCCACCAAAACCAGTTGATAAGTGAAGGAATTTTGTCTCCAAATCATTTTCAAATTCTCTTTGATGCGGGTTTTTATTATATTGGAATCCGGCTGGATTTCTTCCCTTACGAATCTTCTTTATCATCGTAAAATTCTACATCATCGAATGAATCGACTTCTGATGTTTCAATTTTGTCTCTCCATTTATGTCTGTTCTTCATGTTGAATATCCAAACCGATGAGTTCAAAGATTTAGAAGTTGTTGATCCATCTTTGTTTCGTGTCGATATAGACCAAAGTCCATCGATGCCTTCTTGCTCCCAAAAGATGCGACTTTTCGCCTCAAACTCCTTTTTGGCCTGTAAGAACTCAGGATATTTATCAGCCCAATTGTATAAAGTTTTGAATGTTGTGCTAATTTTTCCAGCAAATGCTTCAAAAGATAATCCAGTTACTCCATGTTTAATTAACAACTTACAGTATTCAGGTTTGTAGCCATCAGGCCGTCCATCAGGATTGTTTGATTTCTTCGTCTTTTTCATAAATAACTCCTAACTCTTTAAAAATTCCCGTAGGATTTCCTTGAGTAGTGTTTTCCATGTCTTGGACAAAAGCTTCTTCTTTTTCTCTAGCTGATTTAGCTAATGCACTTTCATCCCTTCTTGCTACCTCATGCTCTACACCTCTTAAGTATAGCTCAGTAAAATCAAACACGGTGTCCTTAATCGTCTTATCTTTTAGCATCGGCTTGCCTTGCCTAATCCTTAAGTCTTGCACATCCATGAGCGCTTTTGTAAGTCTTTTTAGAAAAGGCGGGGTTTGATCCATTTTAAGAATTGTTAGCTTAAGCTCTGAATTTACTGGCAAAGATTGAGCAGCTTCACGAAACCACATTGTTATTGAATTTTCAAAATGTCCTGCATTTTTCATCCCTGCACACCAGGAACAGGTGAAACTTTCTGCGCATCAACGGCTTGCACTGTTGCAGCTTCAGCATTGATAAGTCTTTTACCAATTCTATCTGATTTCACGTATTCAACTTCATGTGTATGAACATCATAATCATTTATTGGCTGAATTATCTTTTTCCATTTCCCGTATTGCTTTACTTTCACGTATCTAACAGGTCCGGATATACATTTAGCTTCGATGGATCCATCTTTATGTTTAATCACTTCCATTTTATGAAAATGACCTCCGATTGATGATGATGTCACTTGCGTTTTTCCATCGGAGGTAACGGTATGATATTGATGTTGATGGTCTATCGATCTGAATTCAGGAACTTCATGAGACATTGCAATATTGCGTTTCATTTTAGATGTTGAGAGCCAGAAGAGATCATGATCAATTTGGACTTCTTTAGAGTATTGTCGCTCAGTCAGATGTGCTCGATTTTTTTTAAGTATAACTTCTGGTTTTGCTTGTGTTTGTGTTTTTGCTTTGGATTTCTTTTGTGGCTTTGAAGCTTGCGAATCGCTCATACATATCTCCTGGATAATGTTGTGTGCATTCACGAATCGTCTCAGGCACGTAGAAAGGTCGTCATTGAGTAAAAGTTACATATTGAATCATTTACTTGTCAATGATAATCCTGACACGGCATGGCGGCGTGTAAGAAGAAGTGTCCAGTTTGTAATGAACTGAGACCTCATGAGGATTATCATAAAAACCGTAGTCGTTATGATGGACTCGATTGGCGTTGTAAATTTTGTAAGGGAAAACTTGAGAAAGCAACAAACCGCAGAAGAAGAGATGCTCGAAGATATCAAAAAGATAAGGGCAAAGTGTTGGCCCGAGCTAGAGCACGCAAAACGTATGCGGGTAAAATATATGTTTGTTCTGTGGTTACTTGTGGCAATAATTCCGATGAGTTTCATCACATTGATTATAGTTTTGCTCTCGACGTGATTCCACTTTGTAAGAAACATCACAGGATGTTACATGATAATTAGCCATGCATTTTTGGAGGATTGATGAATGAAGTAATGGCATTAACAATAGCAATTTTATGTATGTCTCCCAAAGGACAGGTTGAGCAAAAGAAGTGCTACGTAGAAACGGGTAAGTGTGTAGAGAGAATAATTGCAAATGCTAAAAGAGAAAGCAAAAGAAAGTTCTTTGGAGATACAAAGTTTAATCTTGAGGTATGTTTTAAATGACCACCCCACCAAAGGAGACAGGATGAGTGAAGAAGAAATTAAAGAACTGGCAGCAAAACTACAGAAAGATTCTTATAAAATTGCCGACATATTAAGAGATCATCCGGAAAAGGACGATGTTCTAAAAATAGAATATAACGCTCTTGCTGATAATCTATTATTAAGAACGGGGATGACTATAGGACTATTCTATAAGCATCTAGTATCAACGCCATGACCTCCCCACCAAAGAGCCTTGATGAGATTAGGGATGAGAAGGCTGAAGAGTATGGCTATAGTTTTGCCAGGGACGAATGTTTTAAGTCAGGCTGGAACGAACGCGACAAATTAGCTAAGGAGCGCGAGGCTGAGCGGGATATTTATTTAGAGGCTTTGGAGCTAATTGGAAAAAGCTTTGTTGAGCTACCAATAGCGCTTACGCAGAAACAAATGTTCGAGTGGGGAGTAAAAAGAGGAAACGCCGCAAGACAAGCTATAAAAAAGGGTCGCCTAGCAAGGGAAGGAAAGAATGACTGATATTGAACGATTCTTTTCCTTTGTTAAATACTCAGATGATTGTTGGGACTTTCAATCAACCAACGGCAGTGGTTATGGACAATTCTCATTAAATGGAAAACAGACAAAAGCACACCGCTGGAGCTATGAATATTTCATTGAATCTCTAGGTAAATATTACTGTTGTCATCACTGTGATAACAGAAAATGCGTTAATCCCTTTCACTTATTCAAAGGAACTCCTAAAGATAACATGCAAGATGCCATTTTTAAAGGAAGGCACTGGGGACAAAAGAAAACGACATGTAGAAACGGACACCCCTTTGATAGAGTTGTAAAGAGTGGAGACAGGAAATATAGAGAGTGCTCAATATGCCGAAATGAAAACAAAAGCAAAAGAGAACGTGAACGTTATCGTGATGAACCAGAATTTAGAGAACGGATAAAGGCAAGAGTTCGTAAGAGATATACAGAAGCAGGCAAGAAGGTGCGAGGATGAGTGAAATAGATCTTGTTGGATCGTTAAGAGTTACAGAACAAGGCAAGGCAGAACTTTGGGATGGCGACAAATGGGTTCCATATAAATATCAACCAAGGTGTCGATCTTGTGAAAAGCTCAAGCGCCAAGTTGCGATATTGAGGAATGGACTAATGTGGTGTGATACATTTACAAGGTCTCATGGGTTAGGAACTATCGTTATAAAAGACACCATAAAGGCAGCAGATGAGGTGGAATGATGAAGGTATTAATCACTGCAAAAGTTGACGGTACAAATATAAAAGGCGAACTCTTTCAAATAACTTATGATTCTGAAGATGATGCAATTGCATGGGTTTTTGTTAATGGCGTTTTAAAGAGATTTCTATTAATTGATTACCAAATATTTAAGGCTGATATATGAAAACTAAAGAAGCAATCTCAACGGACGAAGCAGCACTGCTAGTTCTGACAGATACTTTAAGAAGATTAGAATATACCATTGGTATAGCTGAAAAGATGGATTTAGAAAAACATCATCAGAAATCCTATGTAGCATTATACAAAGCGAAAAAGCAACTCCTTTTAGCAATTGATGGATATAAAAGAGCTATAGCCCACCAATCAGAACTAAGCCCTGAGATCTGATCCAAGCATAAGAGGCTCTAATCGTCGTTCTAACGCGTCCATCGGCTCCTTCCGTGAAAAGAATACAACTGTTGCATTCAAAGCCGTATAATTGGTTCTCACGCGGATCAAGCCATAAGCTTACTTCTTCCTGGACCCCGATTTCACCTTTTTTAGTTTTTTCTTTTTGGACTTCTTTTTGTCGTTGTTCTTCAGATTGTGCATACTGAGTCTGTTTTTTTTCGTACTCGTTCTGTGTCCTGCCATGTCTATTTCTCCATTTCGTCATAATCTGATTGAATTTTAACTCTTTTACAATATCAACAGAAAAGATTTACAGGGAAAACCAAATAGTTCACTAAATATATGTAATTTGGAGGATATATGAGCGGTTTTGAAATTAGATGTGTTTACTGTCAGGGCGGTAACATCACGTTAACACTAAGCAAAACAAGGAATGGGCAAGATAGGATCAAAGGAAAATGCAACGAATGTGGAGAATCTGACAATGTTCGCATTTATCAGGGAGATGATAACCCAGACTTCAAGATGCCTTTTGGCAAACATGAGGGCAAATCTTTAAAAGAAATCCAGGCTGAAAATCCTCAATATCTGGAGTGGGCATCGGAAAAAATTGAGCCAGTAAAAATCAGAAAACGGATAAGTTTATTCATCGCGCAACAGTGACGCAATAGGGCATGTCCAGATGTCCAGATGTTTCCCAAACTAGCGTGAACTTCTGAAATCTTTTAAATCATTACACTACTTATTATAATAATACTTTTACTCTTTAAAGAGAAGTATATGTACATGTGGACATGAATTGAGATTCTACCATGAGATTTCAACAACTTACAGATGTCCATTACTGATTCCAAGTATGTCCACCTGACCAGTTAGTATGTTCACCTTGCCTTCTGACACACCGAATAAACTTATATGCCCAGCGTCTATCGCTTTGCGTTGTTCCTTTGACGCGCATATCCGCTTGCATATGTACAGGTACATGTTTCTTGATATGGACACATAGACGCTTTGCGAAACTGAGTTTTGACACATGTTTGCGACCGTTTGCATCACAGAAATTTTGATAGTTTAAATACAGGATTTCAGACGCCATAGTATCCTCATTATTTAGATCAATAATGCACTCATCTTTAAACCATTCATAGACGCTATCAGATTGCCTTTTAAAGTCCTCAATGAAGTCCTCTGTATCTTTAACTGATTTCAAATGTCCTCTTTCCATGAGCCTGTCTAACCCTTTTAAAGCCAAATTGAGCACACCTTCGAGCTCATTCTCAATAATTCGATATTTCAATCCATGATCTCTTTCTTCATCTGTAAAGAATCTATTAAAATACAGAACCTCGAATCTAGAGTGCATTGCTGAAGTGGATTCAGAGAATTTAGGATTTTCATTTGCTAGTATAATCATTCTGGCAGTGACAGGAGCTTCATATTCATCCTTATTTTTCAGTGACATTGTTAGATGTCCCTCGCCTGTAGCAGATTTGAATACATCAGCTTCCATTCGCTCATTTGGAGTTTCATCTGATATATTCACCAATTTGCCATCTAAGCGAACAGCTGAAAATGGACGGGAGATCTTTCCGATACCAACAAAAGAGGTATTATTTTTCCCCACCAGAGCAGATAAAATATCACAGAAAGTGCCTTTTCCATTTCTACCCTCGCCTATGAACATAAAGGCTTTATGTAAGAACTGCTGTCCTCCGAGCACGCAATAGCCAAGGATTTCTTCAGCCATGCGTATTCTTTCAGCATCACCTTCAAAGATATTTTGTAAGAACATTTCGTATTCTGGGCATTTAGCAGCTGTGTTATATGAATGAGCCAGGCAGTACTTGAAGAAATACTTTGGAGAGTGATCTTCTATTTTCTTAGTCTTTACGTTAAAGATCCCATTTTTCATATTGATTTTATTTTTAGTGGAATTAAATTTATCTGGCCTTTTGCAGCAAAATGACAATAGTTTTCTTCTAAAATTGGTATAGAGATTCCCTTGAACTTTAAAGAGAGTGAATTTATCTATCAGGGTCATGACTTCAACATCTGTTAGTATGTCGTAAGAATTATCACTGAATTTATAGAATGAGTTATTAGTATAAATCAGGTGAATTTCATCACGCAAGTATCTAGCAAATTCGTTGTACATAATGGTGGTTTTAATAGATACGCTTCCAGTCTTTTCATTTATGATTTCTTCGTATCTAAAAAAGCCAGTCCTTTTGTTTGGATACTTTTCATCAATGCCAAATTCAATTTTCCAATTATTTTTAAACCAGTTATAAGTTTGCTCTGAAAATTTCCGAATGAATTGATCTCTAGGAAGTCCGTTTCTCTCTGATTCATCGTCAAAATAAGCTTCATCTCCATGAATTTTCTTATCATAATCTACGAGTTTCCCTATGAAATCCTTCATATTTTCAGATGCAGATATTAATTTCTTTCCAGCTTCTATAAACAGAGTGTCGTTTCTCCCGCCGCAAGTGAATCCAGTCTTTAAAGTGGAGCTATCAGTTTCAGCCATTCTTTTTAATAGGTTAAATTCTTCCATCGTAAAGGGACGCAGGTCTTCTACATCAAAATCTACGAGATCTTCATTTGTCCAAGTGTAGGGTTTTTTAGTTTCTGGATGAATGGAGGGAGGAATGACGGTTTGTCCACCAGTTGAGATGATATCTATAAAACGGACAGATTTTAATTCCCCACTTTTCCTATTAAATCTGACTCTATTTATTTTTTTTCCATTTTTAAATTCAT